AAGCCTCGATCCCTTAAATAAACAGTGCTTATTTCATTAACATGAAATTGTTAGCACCTTGAGTAATTAAACATCTTTCAGAAAGCATGTGTAATTCCATAACGTCTAAAGCAGATGTAGCTGCTCCAACTGAACCAGTAACCCAAGTCTTCATTCTTCGGTCATCAGTTTGTGAAGCTCTATATCTTACGTGTAAGAAAGGACGCTTAATGTTAGATCCTACTGTACCATCGTAAACTGATGATGTACCAGCTGGAACGATAACTCCTCTGATTGCTTCAGTACCAGCAGCAGAGTTAATACCACCTCTTGTAGCTTTATCATTTAAGTATCTAAAGTCAGACTTGTAGAAGTCATAAGAACCTCTTCTGAAACCAGAAAAACCTAAGTTTAATGCCATATCTTCAGAGTTGTTGAATACACCGTATGATGTACCACCAGCACCGTAAGAATTCATTGAAGCTAACATATCGTCCATAGCTAAGCTAGTGGCTCTGTTTACGAACATCATATTTTCTTCAATAGCACCTTGATTATCAAACTCAGCTAAGATAGCATCAAATTCAGCTAAATCAGTAGCAGCATTAACACCAGTTACACCAGTAGTAATGTTACCTCTATCTTCAATAGCATCAAATAAACCTTGAGTACCAGTAGCTCCAGCGTTTGAACCAGGAACACCTAAGTAGTTATCTACATTATCAGTTGCAGGAACACCTTTAATACTTTCAAGCATCATCATTTCTAAGTAATCAGCAAATCTAAGTCTAGTTTCAGACTCAGCTTTTAAGTACCATAAGTAACCTCCTTGACCACCTTCAGTAGAAACTTCAACCCAACCAATTCTTGAAGCATCAGATCCAGATACACTGTAGTAATCTTTTATGATGATTGGCTTGTTAGTAAAAGTTTTAAAAGTTGGCTCGTTAGATTGTCTTGTACCAGTTGTAGTTCCAACTACACCGTAACCAACACCTTTAGCAAACTCAGAACCAATAACTAATAAAGTTGCAGCAGTTCCAGTAGCATCAGATCCAGCAAGTGTATCAGTACCGTAAGCACGTAATTCTACTTTACCGTTAGTTCCTGATTGAACCTCAGAAACAATAGCTCTGTTAATAGTATTGTTGTAAGCTAATAATACAACGTCGTTTACACGTACACCATGGTTTGCAACAGCAAAACCGTTAGTACCATCAGTATTTCCATCAATGTCAGAAACAACAGTAAATAAACCTTTGTTGTCACCACCACTAATATCACCGTTAACATCTACAGTACCTTTGTAAGATAAGTGTAATCTTGATTGCTCAGACCAAATAACTTGGTCAGCAGTCATCGCTTCTTCTGCACCGATTTGAGCAAGGAAACCAGATATTGTTCTTGAACCAAACACATCAGCTTCTTTTTCCATCAAATCCGGCACGTATTGTTGACCCCAACCAGCACTGGTTGAAAGATCTAGATAATTTGTACTTAGCACCTGCTTCTGTGAAGAAGGCACGCTGTTTAAATTATCACCATTATTAATTGCCATAATTTTGTAATTTTAAATTGTTATTTATTTATTTTTAATTTTAAACTTAAAATCATTAGAGCTATCGCCTAATACTTTTACTTTAACACCTCCAGCTTGCACTTCACCAAAAGCTTGTCTTGGGTTCATGTCAACATTTTTAGATTTTGCTATGCTTTGTTTTAAAGCATCAGCTTTACCTTGTTCGTAGAAGTGTTTTGCAACAGCATCGGCATTCATCGCGGTAAACAAGCCTTTATGATAACCTTCTGCATCAACTAGTGTAGAATTTTTATCAACAAACTTTGTCATAAAATTATTCAAATCACTTTGTTGTTGCTTTACATCATTAGTGTTTTTAACATTAAACCTATATTTTTTATCTCCAACGTTGTAGGCAAAGCCTTTAAACTTGTCGTTAAAAAGATTATTAGTTTTTTGTTCAAAAACTTTTGAGTTGTTTTCAACAATTTTTTTAGTCTCTTTTGACTCTTTGTTATATCTATTAAAAAAGTCTACAGCTTTTTGTTGTTCTTGAGTCAACTTTGACCCAGCTTTAACCTCTTCATAGTATTTGGACTTCTGCCCGTCCAGGTGGGCTTTAGCGCTGGCAACTTGCTCTTTTAACGCTATTTGTTTTTTTCTTACATCTCTTGGTTCGTCTTCTTCTTCATTGTAAGAAAATGAATCTTCTATTAAAAAACTAATTTCATCATCTGTAAGATGTTTTTTAGTTTGTTTATAATATTCTCTTAAAACCGTTTTGTCATCATAACCAGAGTAATCTTGATTAAGACGTACATAGTCTTCTAAACTACCACCAGTCTCTTCCATAAAGTCTACAACTTTTTGTAAATTTTCTGGTAATGGTTTTCCTGTAGCTTCAGATTCTGCTATAGCTTCTTCTATTTGATCTTCAGCTTCAGCAACTTCTTCTTTTGTAGAGTCTTCGGTTATTTCTTCTAAAGCTGGTTGTTCTTCTTGTGTTTCAGCTTCCGGTTGTACTTCTTCTTGTTTTTCTGTGGCATCGGCATTTTCATCGACTCTAGCCACTCCCTCGTCGACAGGGTTGTCTTCTTTAACTTCATCTTCTTTTGGTTTATCTAAATTAACGACATAATCACCGTCTTCATTAATGTTTGGTTTTTTAGTTTCTTCAACTGGTTGTTCAGTTGCTTGTGTAGTTTCTTCAACTACGTTTTCTACATTTTCTTCCATAATATAATATAATAATAATTAATAATTTCCTATAAATTCATAGGGCCTAAATCAAAGTTCCCACCAATAGTATCATTACTTGAACCTTCAAAGTTTTTAGGTGGTTTACCCGTTTTTCTTTGATCTATCATTTCTGATTGTTGAGTAGCTTGTATTTTAGTTCTTTTATCTTTTCTATCTTCTTTTTCTTGTTCTCTATTCAAAACGTTTTGAGTGTCCATACCTTTAAGCTGCATGTTATACTGAAACTCTAAAGCCATTAACTCTTTCTTGTGAGCTAAATCTTGTTGCATACGTTGCATCTCTAACGAGCTTTCAGCATTAGCTAGTTCAACTTTACTAGCAGTCATTGCTTGATTTTTTTGCACGTCAACTTGAGCTGCTTGTTGAGCTGCTTGAGCGTTTGCCTGAGACTGCATCTGTATGTTTTGCTGCTGCATCTCTCTGTCCTTTTGTTCTTTTTTACCTCTTCTTAATTTTAAAACTTGATTAGCTAGTCTTATACTTTTTATTTCTCTAACATCAATAGCATCTTCAAGCTCTATGTTTTTTTGTTGTAATGCCATTTGAATATTATTTTCAAGCATAGCTTTCTCTTCTTCATCTGGTTGTAATTGCAAAAATATACCAAAATCATACAAGTGCATACCACTAATTTCTTCTAGCGTAGCTACATTATGAACACCTATTGCACTTATAAAAGCGTCTTTTGTTGGTGAATATTCTAAAACATCAGATATTCTAAGCGAAACTTTCTCAGCTATTTCAGTTGTTAAAAATAAACCAGCTTGTAATATATGTCTTGTTGCTGTATTGCTATTTGCAGCTGCTAACTTTTGCACGCCAACTAAAGCATTTCTATCTGGCATACTACCATCTCTAGCTTCATTAAGCCCGGTAGTATCTCTTATCATCTGCATATAATAGTTGTAGTTATTTATTAATGCAGCTATTTTGTTACCACCACTACCTGATGTTATTTCTTGTATTGGTACTTTTGCCGCATTAATATCACCTTCTTGTGTATACGATCTACCAATTATACTACCTGTTTGAAAGAACATGTTTAAAGCTTCTTGAGGATTATAGTTTGTACCATTACCTAAATCAACTTCAGCAAGACCATCAGCATCTAAGTATACACCATCTGGTACCATACGGGATAACACTTGTTGTAACTTTAAATGAGTAAGCTGTATCATATCAGCAAAACCAGTAATACGTCTTACTAAACTTTCTATCTTACCTTTGTACATACGAGGAGCAACTAAACTGTAGTTCATTGAAACTTTAGTATAATCGCTTTTAGGTCTCATCATGTTTTTAGATAACTCCCATTTTAAAAGCTTGTTAGTTCCTAGTATTAAAGCGCCTTCGTATAATACTTCAATACTTCTGTGTAGTCTACCAAAATTACCTTCTTTGTTTTGTGGTGGATCAAACGTGTCATCTTTTTCAATTGCTTTGTATGCACCGCTACCAGTTTCTTTTACTTTATAAACTTCGTTCATATATGTTTTATAATTAAAATATAAAACTTGAACTGAGTTATTGTCTAGTTCTTTATAGTTTCCATAACCTTGGTTATAACTGCTTTTGTTATAGCTTTTGTTTTTAACTATTTCCTCTAAGTCTTCTTGTTCTAAAAATGGAAATTGTTTAGCTAACTCATTTACAGGTATATCTTTAACTTCACCTATATAATATATATCATCAAAATAAGGAGATTCAGTATAAGAATAAACTAAATCTGCAGGGTCTACATATTTTATAGTAATACCTTCTGAAGTATTAAAATCAGTTTTTACAGCACCAATACCTAAAACAGTAAGATCGTAATAAAATCTTTTTTTAGTAAGCTCATACTTGTTACCTTCAAATAATAAGTTTAAAGCTTGTTCTTGTGCTAACTCTATAGGTTGTTTGTAATTTAGCTGCATGTGTAATTGCAACTCTTCTTCTGATTCTGGAATACTACCCTGTGTGTTTCTAGTATTTAAGCCTAAAAGTTCTTCGTTAGCGGCGTCAAATTGCTTTAACTCCATATCAGCTAACAAATCTTCCATATAGTTTGTTCTTTGTTTTGTTCCGTAAGGATCTTGAGCATATGCTTTCAAATCATATGTTCTTTCAGATATACCGTTAACTAATATGTCAACAAACTTAGGTATAATAGGTACTGGTGTCCAGTCTAAATTAAGATAAGACAAATCACCGTTTATAGATAACTCATCTTTATATTTTTGTATTGATTGCTCTCCTCTAGCGTATAATCTTAAACTGTGAAAACTATTTTTATTTGTAGTGTATCTTGCTTGGTTGTAGTCATCATGAAACCACTCAGACTCAATAGCTTTAGCTACTTTTAAACCATAATCATAGCTTATTTTTTCAGCGTCACTAACTACTTGACTAGGAAAATAATTGTTTATAACAGACTCTGCCATATATTTATTTTATTATTTTAGAATTATAACCAGCATTTGCATACTTGGAAATACTTATGTTTACTTTTGGTTTTTCAATTTTTGCATTTGGTCTATACAAATGTTTGTTATTAGCCATAATAGCTAAACCAGAACTAATAGACGCATCATGCTTTGTTCTTTTATTTATGTCAAATTTAGCCCAATCATTTAATAGCTCGTTAAAATAACAATTACCAAATTGACCTTTATCATTCATACCGACGTGATCTTGTATGTACATTTCAATCGCAGATGCGTGCGCTTGCTTTATATCTTCGCTTGAGTTAGGTATACCACCTATTTCTTTTTCTGCAGTAGATAATTTGTTCCACACTTTATCAGGCCTGTTCATGCTAAAACCTCTATAACCTCTACGTCTTAAATAGTATAACAAACGAGGTTTGTTGTTCTCTGCAAGTAAAGGCATTCCGTAGAATACTAATGCCATTAGAACATCTTCAAAAAATATCTCTGCAGTTTGTGGTCTAGCTATATATTCTAAGAAAAAATGATTAGCAGGTGCGTCTTCCATACTGAACTTAGTTAATCCGTGCAAAGCGCCTTTTGATCCTTTGCCATCTACTGTTCCTGATATATCGTAACTATCACAGCCAAAAGCACCTACATGTTCATTACCAGGGTATCTTATTCCGTTTTTTACAATTATTCTATTTTGTAAAGCGGTTGGTGGTACCCAACTTACTTTAAATCTACCTTGGGGATTAGGGTAAAATATAACGTTTGTGTCTTTAACACCATTTACCCATTGAAAATTACCTGTTGAAACACCTAAAGACCTGTACATCTCCTCGTTGTAATCTATTTGTTCGTATAGTTTAACTAAGTTAAATATACTGTTTTTTGTTTCATCTCTAAACGCATGCTCAGTAGTTCTTGGAAACTGTCTGTAAAATTCGTTTAGTGCGTCTTGATCTCCTTTTAAACCGTCAGCTTCATTTTGCCAACTGTCTATAACTCCTATATCTATTAACTCCCCGTGTGGATCGAAGACTTCATGATCCGGAGTATTGAAGACTGGGCTTCCGTGCTCATCAATAAATCCTTCGTAGTTCCACTCCATTGGGATAAAAAGAGAATATAAAC